GAAAGCCTACGCAATTTTTCCTGTTGCCGCAAGTTTCTATAAACCTGTATTGGGAAACTAAAAAATGTATCTAGCAAGCTAGCAAACCCAATAAAAATAGAAAGCAGCACCCCAACTGTAAGTGCGGCTACTATACTAATTAAAACGTGAAGTATTTTTATATAAGTTCCCATCAGTTAAAAAGAAAAATCATTAACATTACAAAAGCAAAAAGAAAAAACAACAGATATATAAAGGATTCTAATCTGGACATGTCGATTTATTTCGATTTTTTCGACACGTTCTAGAAGAATGTCGTTTGATTCGACAAGTCCTCTGATGGAAAGTATTTCGCCAATGCAGCCAGTCTATCTTCAGCAGAAGCTAGCAATTCAAGAGCCTCATTTGCATTGTTCCAGAAATCAGTGGTCGAATGGTCTCCAATGCCAGCGGCATTTTCGGACATGATCTCTAGGGTGAGTAGGGCTTTGCTTTTATCTGCTTCGACGGCAGACTTCAGCATTCTAAATAGTTCTGGTTTCATTATTTTTCTTTTTTTTCTGCGTGAGTTTGCGTTCGTGGTAGGAATTCATACCTAAAAAACGGCATAGGAAAAACATGAACGCTATCCAGGCGGTTATAATTAATATCCATGTTAACACGCACCCATTATAAACCAGATGAAATGTCTGTCAAGATATTTTTTACCCTAAACTTTCTCCAAGGGAATATTATATTTAGAATAGGGAAGAAACCAATGCTCACACCCCTCTAAGACATCTTTAAGCAAGACCATTGACATCATATCTTTTCTTCCTTTGCGTCTATATCCTTTATAGAGACACTCATTCACTCTATTGACAGTCTCTCTTAAATTACATTTTTCTTTTGCTAGGTTATATAAGTCCACGTTCTTTGCGTGAAGAAAGAATGCCCCAAAATCAAAAGCTATCCATAAGGGAGTGCCATTCTCGTTGCACCAACCTGTTTTCCCATTGACATTAAGAAACTCTAATAGAATTTTACCCTCCCGTGTGGAGTTTTTTAATCCTTTTAAATCAACAGTTTCTCCGTTTACTACAAAATCAACATGCCCTATATCTTGAACCTTACCTGTTTTTTTAATAGTTAACCCCGCAGATAAACAAGAATGTTGATATCTCTCAGTAGATTCATCTATTAGTTTTTGAGTGTGAGCTACATGCGTGGAACCCGAGAGACCCCGCGCTTTGTCTGACATCATAAGTTTACTATGTGGGAATTAACTATTTCTTAACTCAACCAATTGCAGGTCGTCTATATGCCCCTCTTTTACATACCACCAATCAAGGGGAAAACCGCATTTTTTATACTCGTCAGGAAATCCAGGATGATCGCTCGGACACGCATCATATCCGTGTTGGGGTTTCTTGTTTTGCAATCTCCATATGTTCAACCAAAAAGCATTAACTACTCTATTAACATCCCTTAAATTAAAGTCGTGTCCACAAAGCACTCCCCCCTCCTTTACTTTTGGATAGTAATCGTAAATATCAGATACAATGTTAGGTAGATCGTGACCAGCATCAATATAACAAAAATCTAAGGAATTGTCAGGAATGTCCTCGCTACCTTGATGGGAGCTTTTATTTATGAATTTAATTTTATCATCATGTTTTTTAACATCGGGATGAATGGCAGGGTGGTCTCTGTGAAATTCCCAATCCACACAATACAATTTTTTAATATTAAGACCATTTAAAATACAGACAGTATTATGGGCAGAACCAATGCCTATTTCCGCTCCCACTAAACCTACTTTGTTTTCATCCAGCTTAGAAATCACTTCCATGCTGGGGCGTAATTGAGTGGGTGGATCAAATTCCGATTGAGGCTTAGATGCAAATCTAGCGTCATAGGATTCCTCGTCAAACCAAAACGTTTTAGGGTCATACATATAGTTTATTATATGCTTGCTCCTCCAGAAGTCAAATGGAATATACAGCAAAAACCCCCATCCAAGGATGGAGGTGTCCAGAGTCTTAATCCTAAGATTAATCTGTAGACTTACTTCTGCTTGGCTTTCCCAATATTTAAAGCTGCCCAATCAATTAATTTATAAAATTTGGACAGAAAGCTCCCCTCTTTGGGGGTAGGGGTTGCGGCGGCGATAGCAGAAGCAAAAGCAATTGCGGCTGTCACAACTCCAAACCAAGGGTTATCCTGAACTAGTTGTAGAATAGTATCCATGTCATTATTTACACCTAATCAGGATGAATTATGTAACTTTTATCTCTAATTCTTCCCCAAAACTGCCTGTCAGCCCATTCATTGTGAAATCTTTCTGCATTGGCTTTTTTCCATCTTTCATGAGAATCTTTTGTAATTTTCATAGCGACACCCTTAGATTTCCAATCTCCCACTTTAGTGTCAGAATCTCTGTCAATTTTATATATTTTAAAAAACTGCCGATATATCTTTAAGTGAGAAGACTCGATATCATGAACTGTTTTATATTTTTCTACAGGAGACCAATGAGGAACTGCAATCACTTTATTATCAATTTCTCCTCCATCCACAAACCCCAAAACCCCAAGGACGCGACAAGAGACTAGACTACCTCTGTCGATTGGGTCATGGTTGAAAACCAAAACATCAAGCGGATCATTATCTAATGCAATCGTTTGTGGAATAAACCCGTAATTTATTGGATATTGAAGGGAAGAAACAAGACATCTATCTAATTTAAATATATTTAAATTCTCATCATATTCATATTTAGTATTAGTCCCTTTCGGGATCTCCACTATACAATTAAGATGTTCGTAATTGTCTGATGTTATAGGAATATCATTTACTAAATTCATTTAAATCTATTTGGTATGAGGTGTAATCTCCAATTGTTCAATTTCAGGCCAATCGCATCTACCATCGACTAATTCTTCTTTTGTTTTCCTTATATAAGGTTTTCTGTAGCTTAAGTCATCGCTCATTATACTATTAATGAGAGCTTTTCTGTTCTTGTTTTCTCCATCAGAGTTAAGGTTCACATTATAAAAGTAATGTGATTTCTTTAGAAAAGAAGCATGTTCCCTTCCGCTCATTTCAACCATTGGAATAAATAAAATTACATCTTCGGGATATCGAAATAATGTCCCCATTCGATTGCATAAATCCTCGTATTTTACATTTTTTAACAGGAAGAACTTATGAGATCTTAAATGGGATAAACAAAATCCTTGATTTCTGAGGGACTTACTCCAATCAACTTCGGTATAAAAATCCTTGTTGAATAATGAGTTGCATTCAAAACCCCCATACGTTATCCAAGTATCTTCCTTATACACCTGAGCTAAATCACTTAAGACGCTCTCATGGCTTAAGTAGTCATCCCCATCAAGAGTGATTATTACATCTTCGTCCTTGGGGTCTGCGTGTTTGACAAAATTAATTGTTTTATTGAATACCGCTCCTAGATTATATTTATTTTCTATAACGCGAATCCTTTTGTCTTGAGCTTCAAACCTCTTTGCTATTTTAACGGAATCATCTTGACTTGCATCGTCAATAATATACATGCTCCACTCTTTATAATTTTGAGAAAGAACACTCTTAATACATCTTTCTATGAACTTCTCACAGTTAAAGCATGTAGTGACAAATACAAACATTGTTCACCTTTTTTTACCTTGCCCTCTATATTTTTTCTTATAGAGCTTACTTTGTTTGTGATTAGAGGTTTTGCTTTTGGCGTGAACTCCCTTATTCCTCTTCTGTTTTTTAAGGGAATACGCTGATGTTGTTTTCTTAGCCATATTAAAGTAAAACGTAGGTTGGAGCGATCTCCTCGATTTCTTCGCAAACACTTTCAATTTCGCGCCTGTTCATTTTTTCAGTAAACTGCTTCAGTTTGCTTACTTCCCAACAAAACCTTTGATATTCGTGACTTTGGGTTATCTTTTGCTTGGTTTTACAATCGTAAATAAAACCATCTAAGACTTCATATCTTGTAGGGTCAATACATTTTTCGATTGGGTCAAAGACAGAATGACCTACAACGTAATTAAAGATGTCGTGACGACTAACCTCAATGTTAAATTTCTCCATCTCCCTATTATAATAGGAAGGTAAAGTTAATCTACAGAATTCTTATTCTACTACGAATTTTTGAAACGTGCCGTTTCTTTTCAAGCACTGATCCACCCTCCCTGCTCCCAGCACCATTAGTATTACCTTCAATGGTGACTACATAACCGCTTGAATCTACGTCTTTTACCGCGATTCCAATATGAGAAAAAGTAAACACAACAATATCGCCAGCTTTAATATCTTCGTTTGTGGGTTTACGCAAGTCTATTCCTCTATTTGATTCTTGTTTAGCCCAGTTTTCAAAGTCCCACGCTCCTGCGGTTCTGGGACGTTTAAAGGAGACATCCTCTCCCTCTATAGCTTCCCTGACTAACCAACAAATAAAAGCAGCACACCACGGCCATCCCTTATCAGCATCTAACCATGTAGCCGCCTTGTATTCATCTACCCTTGGCCCACAATTACTACCATCCACTTCAGATACCCCTATTTCTTCCCTTGCTAATGAAATCATTTTTTCAGGAACGGTTCCTTTGGGCGCAGTAGTTTCCTTTGTGGAGAGTTTGGCTAAGATAGCATTCCATGTAACGGGACCATCTGCACCATCCGCAGAAACTCCCAAAATCTTTTGGACTGCCCTAACTACTTCTTTTTTTCCTTTAAAATTCATCTACACCTCCTACTAAATGACGCACATATTGACATTACAACCGATAAAACAATAGCCAGAATCATAAAGTCTCTAAAATTATGTATTCTTTCATGTAATTCCTCAGACTTTCTTTCATTATAATACATCTTAGTATCCATAATGTTATTGATAGCCTCGATAGTTGGATCGGTCATCGTATACATTTGAGGAATAGAAGCTTTAATACTATCAAGGTCTTCTTTATTTCCCCACTCAACCAATTGACTAACATAAGAGCTTATTTTCTTCTCTTGCTCAAAAACAAAATCTGCATACTCGGTCTCATCGGGAGTGATATCTTTCTTGTAGCCCTCTAGATATTCATCTTTATTTGCGCTTTCCTCCTCTAGAACCTCAACCATTTCACTAGGAGATATAATGCCGTGGGATGTTTGAATAACGGAATTGACGATAATCACCCCATACCAATCAAAGCACATCCCGATCTCCATGATGGACGACTCGGATTGACGAGCGTTTTCTGCTAGGGTCTTATTTATATCCTCCGTGAGAGTAGCGCCTCTCCAGCCAAACGTTAAACAAATTGCCGCTAGGCAATAAACAATAAACTTAGGTCTCATTTTTTAATAAATTTTTCTGGGTTCTTGGCGAATTTTTCCCCTAATCGCACGATACCGCTAATTACTTCTGGGCTAATTACACCAATGATACCATAAGTGATCGCTTTTGTAAGTGAGGATACGTCTGTTTGCTCTAATACAAACCAAGCAATTCCAGCGGCTATAGCCGCAGTAAGCACTCTTTTAAATTGTTGTTTTAATGAAAGGCCACTATTCCCCGATAATAACCTTGCAAACATGGCTGCTGCACCCACTAAAGGCACAAGCCAGCCCCCGTTTAAAAACTCTTTTAAAATAGATTTTTCAGGTTCCATGTTTATTTATTTACACGGGATACAAAAAAAGCCCCCCTTGCGGGAGGCTTTTCGTGTCTTTTTTTTAAAAAGGTTTAATTAGAACTTAAATGTAGCTCCTGCGCCGAAGATCCACTCTTCATCAACCTCAAAAGAAGATCCCTCAAAATCGTTATTATTGAAGGAGGCTTTAGCTGAAACAGAAAGCTGATCTGTAATTGCGTAACCTGCTTTTACTCCAACTTCAACTGATGTGTATTCATCAGCAAGGTTAACCAGAGTAAAAGGTGAAAACGTAAGGTTTTCAACGGGAGTGGTAATGTCGTAAGACGCACCAAGCTCCACGCCGAGCCAATCGTTTTCAGTTTCATGCCACACTGTAGCAGTAAGGTCTGCAATCCAAGTGTAAGAAAGGCCAGCGAAAATCTCCTCACGATCTCCGAAACTTGACTCTACACTACCAATTCCTGCAATCAAGCCAAAGTCATGACCAAGGAGGCTTGCCCCTCGACTATAACTTAGGGAGAAGTCTAACTCTCCTCCGTTATCGGTGTCGCTCAATGCCCAATCATAAGCAAGTAAGCCGCCGCCAAGTGGAGCACTCAGAGAGGCTGTCCCTCCAAGAGAATCTTCCCTGACACCCAATCCTCGATGGGTGGTAAAATTAGAAATAGAAGCTCCCGCCTCTACAGAAAGAGTATCTGCAAGAGTTGTAGCTTCGGAACCCGCATTGCTAATAGCAACGCCCAACATTGTCATAAGACTAAAGAATAGCTTCTTCATATTTCTCTATTATTACAGTTTTTTAATGTTTGTCAACTCAATTTTACACATTCTATGTTATAAAAGTCAAAAATCTCTAAAGCCTTCATGTCTCGTTCATATTCTTGCCCATAAACAACCTTAGGGATATTATAGGATGCTATTAAAGTAGCACATGAAGCACATGGTAAAAGAGTAACAGCCAGCAGACCCACTTCCCCTCTCTTTGCTAGGCTTAAGCAATTAGCTTCTGCATGAATCATGTAAGGTCTCCTCTCTCTTCTGACTGCCCAGAAATATTTATCCACCTTTTTCCCTGTTGCTAGCCCATTGTAACCTACGGCGACAACCATGTTTTCTTTATTTAAAGCACAAGCCCCAACCTTAACGAAGGGGTCTTCACTGCGTTGAGAGGCAGTTTTGGCCAAGTCCAAAGCATACTCATCCCACGAAATCCTCTCATTGGGAGGTTTATGGTAAACATTTATTGCCATCTTCCAGGTCTACGCGAGGAACTTGCCGATTAAATTTTTTTGTTATTTGGAATAAATTTCTCTTTCGAGTCGCCTATAGCGAGCATCAGAGTGCCACACCTCATCAGTTTGTGGTGTGTAAATGCCATCTTTTGTTTCAATCGCCTTCTTCTTCGTTAGTCTTAGCGTAGAAGGCTGATATATGTTCAAATTGTTTACGCTCAAAGTTGAGTCGCTTACGCAAGATGTCAGCGTAATCAGCAGCACCGCTATCCCCGCTCTGCCTAAGTTCTTCAATCGCATGGATGGTTTCATCTTGTCTCTCATGGTGTTCAGTATAAAGGTCATAATAGAATTTTTTATTTTTTAAGCTTAGCCAGAGTTCTATTGATTTTAAAACAGATTTTATTAAAGAGAACATTTTTTACTTTTTTTACAGTTAAAGATTTCAGTTTCGATTCCGCTCTCAGAAACCTCGTTGACAGAACCGCTAATAGTTTTAGCGCAATCAATGGCCCACTCCACTGCACCTTTAAGGGTCGCACTGTATGAGTGGTGGTATTCTCCTTTTTTATTGTAGACTCTGTAAAGAGTAGCTTTACTTTTCATTTTGAGGTATGAATTCAAGTGCAATCCTGCCCACGTTTTGCTGATTATCAGACAGGAACCCGTGAATTAAAACACGATCTGATAAAAAGTCAACACTTTTTTCATCAAAAAGATATTTTTTACCATCAAAGGACAACTCTTTAACTGAATTCGCATAAGATTCCGTTAAGGAAGCCTTCTGCCCCATTAGATATTCTGTTGTTTTATTTGTCCCTACTACTTTAAACTTAGCATTCATTCTATTAGATTTACACCAAACCACTGTATTTGGTGGGTCATTAAATATAATTGCTCTCTTATCGTATCTTTCAATCCATTTTTTATACGATTTGACTTTATGTTTGCGTCGAATTTCGCTTTTTAAATAATTTTTATTGTGATCTTTAAGGGCTTTATCGAATATACGGTGCGCTGAATTGATTAAATCCGTGCTTGTAAAGTGTTTTCTAACCCCGAAAATAAAAGTTACATCAAAAAAAGATTCTTGTTCCTTGAGGAAAGCAGCACATTTTATATTCTGGTCTTCCTCTGCCACGTAAACATGGCAATCTTTACAATAAAAAGAAAACAGATCTTCTATTTTTTTTCTTTTTAAACGAGGAGAACGAATATTACCAAGGTCATAGGGTTGAGAGGTTATAAAAAAATTCCAGAAAGCCTCCCATAACCGCGAGTCTTGCTCTTTTGCCTGTGTAATTTTCACATCTTTATTATATTATATTAATAATAAAGTGTAAATCTAAACATGGCGGCAGAAGGAAAAAATAAAGTAGCAAAGAGCTTGTTGGACATGCAACCAACAGCGATCTTGGAATTATTTAGAGTTTTTCCTGATAGGATCAACAAGCCTACTTTGTTTCTTGGTTTTCACGGAGGCGCAAATTTTAATAAATCAATTGTTTGGCAGGGAGTTAAGTATTTACCCATAGCCATGGAGGGGGAAGGTTTTGATGTATTAGGGGATGGTAAATTGCCTCGACCCAAAATAAGAATAGCTAATAAAAATAATCTTATTACTAACTTCCTTCAAAATTACAAAGATTTAATTCATGCCAAGATAGTTAGGAAAAAAGTTCAGGTTAAATTCTTAGATGATGTAAACTTTGATGGAGGGAATCCTTTTGGTGTAGCCGATCCAAAAGCAGAATTAGCCAATGAAACTTGGTTAATGGGCCGCAAAACTCAAGAGTCTAAAATATTTGTTGAGTTTGAGTTAAACTCTCCACTAGACCTAGAAAACTTTAGTGTGAATTCTAGAGGTGTCGTGGCTAAATATTGCCCTTGGCAATACCGTGGAGAGGGTTGCAGATATCAAGGAATGCCGATTGAAAAAGATGATGGGTCTCCCTTTTTGGACTCTGAAGGTAAATTAATTGTGCCTGATTATCAGTCTAACCCAGAAAACTCTCCTGTTGATTTCTTTTTTGATGAATCTGCGGCGTGGAACAGTCAAACCCCTTACCCCAAAAGCGGAATTGTATGGGTTGCTAGTCCCAGTATCACGATTAGACCATTGGGATCTACAGATATAAATGAAAGCGGAGTGCCTCTGAAGACCGTTTATATTTCCACGGTAGATAATAATTCAGGCAATGCCCCTCAAGATAACCCTAGTTTTTGGTTAAAAGATGGTTGCAGTAAGAAGTTTAACGCTTGTCAAAAGAGATTTACTAATAACTCGGATCTCATAATGATAGCTGGAGACCCAGAAGAGAGAACAGTTAATGCAGTTAAAATTTCAGGCGCAGCTAGCCCTGAAAGTTCAAATGTCCCTAATTTTACAGGATTATTTCATACTACAGTTGAAGAAATAACAGGGGCATTAGACCCAAGAAAGGAATGGACTGTGATGGGTTGGGTCAACGTTCAATCAACTTCAGCAAAGGGAGCGGGTATTTTTAGCACCTCTCAAAAAGACGATGGGTCATGGCCAAATAGTAGATTTGTAAACATTGGGGTAGATACCACAAATAGAGGAGGTAGTTCGGTAGGCCACAAGACTACTAAAGTTACCGCTGATCATCTTGGCTACTTGTTAAATAAAACAAGTTCAAATTCTAGCGTCAATGCTTACAGGTCAACATACCTTAACGAAACACAGCCTACAGTGCAGGGTAGTAACTTATCTTGGTATCAGTATATTATCACCCACCAAACAGGAACCGCCACTTTTGCTAATCCAGATGTTCCTGCTCACGAACAGGACACCTTAATAAATTTTTATGTAAACGGAAATAATCTTTTCGATGGTAAAGGAAATGATGATGCTCGTTTTGCTAACAATCTAGGAAATTTCGCTAGTTATGCTGAAAGAACGGGAATGACTTGGGATGGTGGCAAAAAAGCCCTACCAGAAACTTTTATGTTGGGCGCTGTAGAATACTACACCACTTCCTTGGGTTATGAAAACGCTGGAACCCCTCATACCAGTTCAATGAATGGAAAGTTATTAACATGGGCAGTATGGAATAGGAGCTTAAATGAGTTAGAAAGAACTTATCTGCGAAAACCTATCATGACACCCGCCGCAATGATTAACGATAACTGGGCGCAGCCACAAGAAGTTCCCAGACTTTATGAAGATTGCACTGGGCAATTCTCCACATTAACAGGGGGAACAGGAGATGGATTAGGAAGTGAACATCAACCTTTATCTTATGCTCATAACTCGTTAGTTGCATGGTGGGATGCGACAACGGGTCTTATTGGTGATCCCGCTGATGATGTGACGGGAATGTTGGATATTCATACAGGAGGCTTCCACCTGACAGGAAGCGGTAATTTTACGGGAGAATCCTTAACATATGTAGAAGGAACTATGATGAGAGTGCCTAACCCCACACCTAGAAACCCAAGATATGGAGGATTCCCAGGAACTGATGGATTTGGATATGGAAGAAGCGTTCAATACTAAAGTTAAAAAACCTGAGCAAGCCCTCAAGTTGATTAAGGAGATTTCTCACGCAAATTTTAAAAGGGAAATTTGTGGTTTTATAGGATCTGACCGAGACACAGGTGAATATATTGTGCAGCAGGAGGAGAATATCGCTCCCGACCCGTCATCTCACTTCCTCATAAACCCCCTTAACTATTTATTGTTTAAGGATACTTATGATATGGTTGCCATATTTCATAGTCACATTTTAGGAGATGAGAGTGAATCTGAATTTGATGTGAAGATGGCTAATAATTGTTGCCAAGCATTTTTAATATATGGCATAAACACAAAAAAAATAAATATTTATTGCCCCAAAAACATAGAAGGGAATGTAAAAGTATTAGAGAGGATTAAGGAACTAGTATGACATTAATAAGATTACATGGAATTTTGGCCCAAGAGTATGGGAATACTTTCTGTTTTGCAGTTGGCAATCCAAGAAATGTGCTTGAAGCAATTGACTGTAATCGTTCTGGATTTAAATCAAGACTCATAGAACTTCATCAGGAAGGATTCAGCTATGATATAATTATTGATAAAAAAAGAATCAGTGAAAAGAACGAGATGGACAACATGTGCGACCCTGAAACCATTGATTTGGTCCCAGCCATTTCGGGAAGCGGGCCTATCGTTGGAGCTATATTTACACTTTTAGGGGGGACTGGTTTCTGGGCAACTGTTGCTAAAGCTGTATTATTTGCAGCTATTAGTTATGCCTTAACACCCAAGCCTGATCAACAACAGGTAGAAATAACCGCTAAAGCGGGGAAAGAATCTTTAATTTTTAGTAATAGGGCTAACGTTGCCAGTCAGGGCGCACCTGTTCCGCTAGGCTATGGAAGATTGAAAGTTGGCTCGCAGGTGGTTCAAGCAACAATTAAATCTTTCCCACAAAGCCAGAAGACTAGAGATGCTCTTAATCCTCACTTTGAGACTCTCGCAGGGGAGGCAATTAACACTAATAAAGTATCTGATAGGTTTAATCTTAACGTGTAATGAATCATATTTTAAAGAGAATCAGTATTGCAGGAGCTAAAAAGGCAGATAAGCCTAAGCCTCCAATTTACAAACCTCCCGTGATGGGAGAGTTGCAATACGGTGCTTCTTTTAGTTATTCTGAAACTTTAGACTTGGTAAGTGATGGACCCATTGAGGGGATCTGTAATAATTTTGGGGTTGTTCAACGTGGTAGAGGGATTCTTCAAGGAATCTATTTGGATGATACACCTGTTGCTGTTTCAGTTGATAACACTCCTCGCGTAGCAGAAGATTTACCTGAAGGGCAAGTTCAAACATTAGAAATAAGTCCAGCTACTCTTACAGTTGGAAATGACTCTGGCGCTAAATGTATGCGTAAATACTTTCAAGCGATTAACCAGCAGAGGTATCGTAGTAGAGATGGTCTTATTACCGACTTAAAAAAGGGCGGCACTAGGGGACCAATCCAACAAGGAGAATACCCTTGGCTTCCACATGTTGGTATGTTTATGCTTAGGTGGAGGAAATGGAGCAACGTATGTAGAGATAAAGGCCCAAGAGACAAACAGCATTACGCTATTTATATAAGAGCTTATATTAAATATTATGGCTCATCGGATAAAAGATTTTATTGGTATTTAAATGGAAACCAAAGAACAGATCAAGGAAGCAGCCAAAATAATGCGGTCTACAGGAACTCTAATAAAAGTCGAGATAGACTCACTCACCTTTACTGGACAAACGAGATAGGCTTGAGTAATTCATCTTTTTTCTTTGGTTTTGGCCATCGCTCAGGAGGAGGATATTTTGACAAGCAATTATTTAAAAAGAGTTCTGATGCTTCTGAATTATTGGTGCGGCCACAGATTCAAAAGATAATGCAGTTGTGGAATGATAATGGCCCAAGTAATCCTGAAGGTAATAGATTCCAAAGAGAATTGGCAGCGCAAGCCTTGAGTGATTTAAATTGGAATGGGAGTCAAATGAACCCAGGAACGGGTGCTGCTGGTAATGGACTTCTCCATAACTGGTTAGAGAAAAGCAACAGAAGAAAGGCTCACGCCGTTATTCTTCTTGACGAGGTTAATCCTGATTTAGTTGGTAAAACTGTTCTAGAAGATGGAGAGGTTGCCCCCATGAGAACTTATCCCTATGGAGGCAATCATGGTTGGAGTTTAGAGAACAAAATGAGAGCCGCAGGACTCAGAACTGCATCTGTAACCTGCCCAGAAGTAGATTCCAATGGGATAATGACAGGAAAAATGTTTGGTTTTCTTGTTTTCCAACTTACTACTTCATGGAAGAAAATCAGAAACTTGAGATGTTCGGGTCTGAATCGCGGTGAAGCTTTTCGCTCTTATACTGTATGTATAATGAAACAAGAAAAGGACGTTCTTAAGGATATAAGTTCATTAAAATATTCTAAAGTTATTCCTGATGATGTTCCCCAAGAAGTTAATGAGTTTGAAATTGTTGATCAAAAATATAATTTTAGTAACGTCTTAGCTGAAGTTAGAACGGGGGAAGAAGATCAACAGCCATTTAAATTTTTTAAACAGGTTTTTATAGATCATGTTTATAACCAAGAATTATTTGGACCCTTTTCTTCCAAAGGCAAGATCTATCCACAAAGGATCAATGATAACCGAGATATGCTTACTAGAAGCAGGGTTCTCAATAAAGGAGCTTCCAACTATAATATTGATGTAGATTCCAAAGGTCTTCCCATTAATGAGGGTAGTGATGATGAAAGGTTAGACTCTAGGGATAATATCAGAGATTATTCATCGTGGGGAAAGAACTCCTTGATTAGATGGGATGAAAGAGCACTACCCGTAACCCACACTGTTTACAATCCTAATGTGACTAAGTGTTTTCTTACTCTACAAATTAATCAACTTGGTGACACCCTAGTTAGAGATGTAGATAACGTTCGTGCCGAAGGTGATGAAGATTTAAAAATAGGAACTAAGTTTCCCACTGTCGTTAACATACAAGTAGAAGTAGGAAGATTTTTAAAAGATTTTAATGGAGGAGGCACTAGAGGGGGGCAAGTTGTTACCAATACTTATACTTATAGAATAGTAGCCTTAGTCGAATCAACGACTCTTATAGATATAGGAAATCCCGATTATAAATCAGAAGGTAGTGGTTCCGAATATGTTCTAAGCTTACATAGCACTGATCCACGGGCTGGTAAATTAAATGTGCCTTTTACATTACCCAAGTCAAGAATCTTTAACAACGATGTCCTAACAGAAGATGGGGAAAGAGGAATTGAGGCAGGAACTATTGATGAAGATAGCGTAGAAGAAAGGTTCGTAAGAATAACTAAGTTATCATATGAGACTAATTCTGTTTTATTAGCAAAAGAAGTTTTAGTTAATAAGGTTACAGAAATTATTGAATGTGATTTACCCTATCCCTTCTCAGCTATTATAGGAACTAAGCTAGACTCTAGAGCATTTTCAGCTATTCCCTCTAGAAGTTTTGATTGCAAACTAAAAAAAGTAAGAGTTCCTAGCAACTATAACCCCACCGTAAACGGCATCGACAAAAGATATTGGGATAGGGTAGGAAAAAAATCAGAAGGGACAAATAACGCTCAAAAAGGTTCTTTTTATTGGACAAAAGCAGCCATCGAACAGGGCCGTAGTGACGTAGACCCAGAAGCCCTTTTGGTTTATGAGGGAGATTGGGACGGTTCCTTTAAAGAAGAGCTAGAGTGGACAGACAACCCAGCGTGGATTCTCTACGACCTACTAGTAAGTCAGCGATATGGAATGGGAACCCATATTGATGTAGACAGCATTAATAAGTGGCAACTATATAAGATAGGCAGGTTTTGCGATGCTGTAGATGAAGATGGATATTTTGAGGGAGTAACAGATGGAAGGGGTGGTAGAGAGCCAAGATTTTCTTGTAACATTGTTTTTGATCAAGGTCAGAAAATTTATGACGCTATTAACACTATTGCTGGTATTTTTAGAGGTAGAGCATTCTTTGGTAATTCAGAAATAAATTTTGTAGACGATAGACCTAGAAGACCTGTTAATCTTTTCACTAATGAGTCAGTTAAGGATGGTTTATTCTTTTATTCTAATAATAGAAGAGATGAACAATTTAATACAATTGAGGTTGGCTATAGGGATCGCTTCGATAATTTCTCACCTAAGGTAGAAGTTATAGAAGACGAGGAGAACATTAGGGAAAGGGGCGTATTTAAAAAGAAGATAGAGGGAGTAGGGATAACTTCACGGGCAATGGCCCGAAGAGTCG